CGTTAAGATCAGATGTCTGGCCCATGGCTATTTCTTGTTCTTCTCGAAGTGCTTCCTAATTAATTCGTCATGCTTTGCAAATCTGGCTTTTTTCTCTTCCGGCGAAAGCGGCCCGGTTTTCTTAACCTCATCTACGTCTGCCCAGACACTGGGGATCAGCTTTTCCGGGGCAGGCTGTTTACCTTTTTTCGCATGCGGAGCAAGCACCCACGCCCCTAAGATGCTAAGCTGGCGAAGGTCGGACTTCTCTTTTTCAGATCTGATTTCAGACCAAGCGTTTATCCGATTAAGGACGGTCCACGGCTCGTTGGCCCAAAAATCAGACTCCGACATCCCTGCCATGCCACAGGCATAATAGTGCAGCTGACTAAAGGTTATTCCTAGCTCTTGGGCTTTGCTTTCGTCTTTTCGCTGCGCTGGCTTTCCAGCGCCTGGTCGTTTTTTTCCACTCCCCACTTCTGCGAAAGCGCAGCGCTGTATAGCTCCACCACTTGCTTAAGGAGCCCCGGCTGCCGGTCAAATAAGTCGAGTGCTTCATCTGAATCCTTAAGCGGGAATTTACCTTCCTTTCCTGAAACCCGGTGGCCTTCTTTAAGCCCAAAGTAAAGCAGGTCTGCAAGCTGCATGTAGCTCATAGACATTACCTCGCCGTCCGAGCCGAGCATGTTGAAAGACTGGCCGACTGTCACTCTGTGCTTCGTGCAAAAGTGGTGAATCGCCCGCATACTGAATAGGATTGGCAACTGTTCGTCGCCAACCTGGATTTCGTGAGTCATCGCTGTTGTATTATTTGGTCAATAAATGCTAGATCCTTTCTCTGGGCCCCCTTACGTAGCCGACATTGTGATTGTGCCAGAAATGGTAAGAGTTGCGCTGTACGTTGCGTTCTCTTCTACCGCTGCGGTGACTTCAAGGTCGGTTACGTATGCGGTAAAAGCAAAGATGTTGTCTCCTACTTCTCCTGTCTCAACAGTACAGTTCAGTAAGGTGCCGCTGTTCAAAGCATCAAAGAGTGTCTTAGGCGTTTCGTTGTCGTTTACGGTGCCGTCCTCATTGTAAAGAGCGTCGACAGAACAGGTTCCTGATTTTTGCCCGGGCGCACTTTCTGCCCAACCGGCACCCGGCGCGTCTTTGTGAATTACCTCTCGGGTCTCCCGAGTTATGGACAACGTGCAAGAAGTCGCGTATGCGATAGGGACTGCGCCGACAAAAAGGCGCAAATTAGTGCCGTTAATTACTCCAGTAGAAGCCATTTTCTTTTAAGTTTTGCCCACCTTGACTCCTTATGCATGTCATTTGATTTTTCGGAATCATCTACAGGGCTGTTTACAAATACGCCATCGTCTGGCAGCTGCACCTCCTTGTTTTTAGGGGGCGGATTACTTTTGCTGTATGCTGGGCCCGCAGGGCCCTGGGCTTCGACCGGTACTATCATTACGTACCCTTGCTCCGCTTTTTGTCGGGCGTAGCGTGAAGCTAAATCTAGGATTTGCCCTTCTTTAGCTGTCATCCCTTGCGGTAATATCGTAAAGGTACGTAAAACTTTTACTTTCATCTAATCAGTCTTATGGTGTAAGTCTGTTGGGTCACAAAAAATCCATAACCCTCAACCAAATCATTATCATTTTGATCCAAAAATCTTATTTTATCTACTGACACCGTGTTAACTGTGCCGGTAAAAAAATCTAGAATTTCGCGACATCGACCTGCCAAAGTCATGCTGTCCTCGTAGGATTTAGTGTAAAAAGTCAGCTCCATTGTCACTGTGTCCATCGGGGATTTTACGTCTTTAAGCAAAGTAGGATCCTGGCTTAAATGCCGATATACCATAGCTGGGAAAGCGTCTTTTTGCGGGATCTGTACTGGGAATATTTTATTGCCTAATATGCCCTGTATAGTAGCATCTGGAGATAAAAGCCCATGTACCAACTTTCCTGTGCTCATTATTACAAGTTGTGTCTCCGCGCAGCTTCGCGCTTTAATTTATCCACTTCTTTCTTTATAAAGCTCCTGACGCGCCCTTCTTGGGAGACCAGCGCCGGGGCCATGACCCTGTCCCTGAAAGCTTTCGCCGAACCGAAAATCATCTGAGCGTAGAACGCATTTACATTTTGGCGGTTGCGGCCATACTCTTTAGCTCTAGGCCTGCGGAGAAACCGGGGCCCGACTACAGCTCGGATAGCTTGCTTAAGGCTAAGTACGCGGATCGACAACTGCAAGTTCCCAGGGTTGTATTTCGTCCTAAAATTCAAAGCTGAGCCTCGTTTAGCTCGACGGTTCTTTTTGATCTTAGGTGTGTGGTAAACATAATGCACCTTGTCGTGCCTAGGGGCTCGAGCTGAAGCAGCAAACGCTACAAATTTACCGGCTCTTTTGTTTATATCTTCCCGGGCCTTGTCGTCAGAAATGTCGTCCAACGCTTTATTTAAGCGCTTAGTGACCCTTTCAATGTCTTGGTTCAGGCTCATCCGCTAAAATTCTACGTTTGGTTCATCCATCAAGCACTCTAAAAGCATGTACCTCCGTTTCTGATCGGGCAACACTGAAATTATGTTACATTCCACACCTTTATGTACAACCCTCCATTCGTTGTTAATCTCCTTGTTGAACCGAATAAAGACCTGAACATTAGTCTGGGCAGTCACCCGGGTATCTTTAACGTACTCAGAAGAGTTAGTCGTTTTGTAGTCCACGTTAGCCCAGACTGGGTCTTGAGCTTGGTAGCTTTTAACAGGCTCTCCATACTCATTCTGAGTGTATAAAGGTTTCCAAAACTGCACTCTTTGGTTCAGAGCGCCTATCGTCTCGTTTTTATTGAAGTACTTTTTGTGCATCACCGAAAGCTTTGCAGACGATATTGCATCAACGTTTTCACTGAAGCCGTAGGTATCCCTCTTGCACTATCTGTCCGGTTGTCATATAAATCTGCGATCATCAGCAGAATGGCGCTTTTTATGCCATCTGGAATGTCCGATGGCGTCGCAAACCCCACTTGATACGTTATCTTCACCGAGTCTATGCGACTCGTTGTCTCCGGCCAAGAATTACCCGCCAAAGGAGCAATCACTGGTAGGCCTCGATCTGAATCTAGCACGGAGTATTGATCAGCAGAAACGGTCTGCTCGATGTTATCCTTATCAAAATAAGTGATGCTTGATACAGATATCAAAGGCCCCTTTTTAAGCACGATAGCGCGGTCAGGGTTTAGTCTAGCGTACGCCGGAAAACTGTAGATCTTCTCTTCATAAGTTTGAGGCAGGAGCCCCATGTTCAATAGCTCTTCGGCTTCAGACCGGCGCATTTTTTGAATCGACTCGATAAGCGAATCTTCCTCGCTACCGTCAACCCTCAAATACATCTTCAGGAAGGTCAAATCGAAAAGCTCCACCGCCGGAGGCGTCACCAGTTTTAGCGTCCCGGGCAAAGGGGCTTTAGTGTTGTCTGAAGCCCTAGACTCAAGATAGTCTTTATATGAAGAGTTAGCCATTTACTCGGTTTTTCCAGCTGGTTTAGCTTTTTTACGCCCTGTAGCTTTTACAGCGCTGGTTTTATTTTTCGAGCCTGTGTCCGCCGCGACTCTTTCTTCTAGTTCCAGCGTGGCGTAATCGTGCTCAAGCAAACGCTTTGCGATATCCTCAGCTACTTCGCCGATTTGCCCTACTTGGTATCCTAGTTTAGCGAAAGAAACCGGAGACTTAAGGAAACGCACTTTTATGTTCTTTGCCATAATGTTGTGTTTTTTTTAAAGAGGTGGGCCCCATATGAACAGGGGCCCTTTAAACCTCAGTAACCAAATCGCTGTGCTCAAAAGTTTACACTACCGCGTCTACGATAGCGCTGAAGCTTTCAGGATGACGCAGAGCGATATCCCACCAGGTATTGGCGGTCAGTTCGATCTGGCCTTCTTTTTTCAAGCTGTATGGGTCTACGACAAGATCCAAACCGCCCCACTGACCAATCATCAACTCTTCAAAGTTGCCGAAGATCAAAGAGTGCAGGTTGGTGCCGGTGCCTTTGGTCAGGTTGTCTGGCATCAGAGTAGTTACCATCGCACGGTAACTGTTAAGCTCTCCTGCGCGAGGTTGATCTTGCTGCGCTGGGGCTGGGCCGTCGCTCCAAATGAATTGACCGGATCCCGCATCTTTTGTGGTGGTCTTCAAAGCGCCGCGAACGCCAGGTGTAGTAATATACCCCAGTCGGCCGAAATCTGCGTTCTGAGTAGCCACTGCCGACTCCATCTCGACGATGTGACTCCAGGTCAGGGCTCCGCCGTTGGTGCCGATGGCAACCGAATTGACTCCTGCGATATTCAGAATACCGTCAGGCTGATTGGCGATGGCGCTGCTGTCTCCTGAAATGGCTGCTGTATCCAAAGCTTCAGCAATAGCCCGCTCGAGCTGGCGCCGGACGAAGGCTTCCACGTCGATGGAAGACTGGACAATCAGCTGCTTGGACAAAGGGGTGTTGGCTCCAAGCCGGTGAGGGCGCATCTGCACGCGATCAAAAGTCGGTTCGGAATCCGCGTTCGCGTCTGTCTCCCCTTCCCAAGTGGCGGACGTGACCGCGTCATTGCGAGGGAAATCGATGTTGCTCGACAAACCTGTGAAC